ATGTTCATGCACAAAAATTAGTTGGCTCTGATAAAATCCCAGTTCCAAATAAATTTGCTACTGATAAAGATTGGGATGCAGTTTACGAAAAATTAGGGAGACCAGCGGATGCTACTGGCTATAAATATGATTTACCAGAAGATAAAAACCTAGATGCTGAAGCATTAAATAATTTTTCAACCCAAGCTCATAAACTTGGATTACTTCCTGGTCAAGCAAACGGAGTAGTACAATTTTATAATGAGGCCATGTCTAAAGTACAACAAGAACAAGATAACGTAGCTGTTGCAGCAAGAGAAGCTAGCACTTCTGAACTTAAAAAAGAGTGGGGTCAAGCATACGATCAAAAAGTATCACAAGCTGCTAACCTTGCACAATCAGTAGGTGCTAACGAATTGTTAAACGCTAATATGGCAGATGGAACTAAATTAGGAGATCATCCAATTATGATAAAAGCATTTGCACAGTTGGCGGGGAAAATGGGAGAGGATAGTATAACTCAATCCTCTGGGCCAACTTTCCAAACACCAGCTCAACTTGAAAAAGATATTGGAGAATTAACTATGCCAGGTTCAGCGTATTGGGATAAAAATCATCCTAATCACAAACTTGCAGTAGAAGAAGTTTTGGCTTTACGAGAAAAGAAAAATCAAGTATAGCTCAAATATTGGGATAATCGCAAGACCCCGAATGACATTAGGAATAGACTAACATCTACAAGATGTAAAAGCTAGGTTTCGACCCGCAAGGATAATCAGCCGTTTAAACATAAACATTAACATAACCAAAAGGAGATTAGTATGTCTAATCAAATATCAACTTCTTTTGTTGAACAGTATAGTTCAAATGTAACTATGCTATCTCAACAAATGGGAAGTAAGTTAAGAGGTTCTGTTGACGTGGAAACTATCAATGGCAAAAACGCATTTTTTGACCAAGTAGGCGTAACTTCAGCTCAATTAAGAACGAGCAGACATGGAGACACACCTCAAATTGATACTCCGCACAGCAGAAGAAGATTAAGTTTATCAGACTACGAGTGGGCTGATTTAGTTGACGATGTAGATAAAGTAAGAATGTTGGTAGACCCAACTTCAAGTTACGCAAAAGCAGCAGCAGCAGCTATGAATAGAAGTGTCGATGATGTTATCATTACTGCTTTGAACGCATCAGCTTCAACTGGTGTAGCTGGAGCAACTGGAGTAGCGTTACCAGCAACGCAAAAGTTCGCAACTGGCCAACAATCTGACGGCTTAACTGTTGCAAAACTTTTAGCAGCGAAAAAAAACCTTGATCTAAATGATGTAGATCCTTCTTTAAAGAGATACATCGTTTGCGGGCCACAACAAATCGCAGATCTATTGGCTATAACAAGTGTTACTTCTTCGGATTTCAATACTGTTAAAGCATTAGCAATGGGAGACGTTTCGTCTTTCTTGGGATTTGAGTTTATCACATCAAACAGATTACCTTTTGATGCAACTAACACAGACGACAGATTAATTTTTGCTTATACTGAAGATGCCATGAAATTAGGTATTGGAAGTGATATTAAAGCAAACATTACTGAAAGAGCTGACAAGTCTTATTCCACTCAAGTTTATTACGCTATGTCTTTAGGCAGCGTTAGAATGGAAGAAAAAAAGGTATTCCAAATACCTTGTGACGAATAATAACATAATAGGAGAATAGAAAATGGCTGTTACAATACAAAATAGTGTAGAACACGCTGCAACACTTGCTATCCCTACTGTTAAAGCTGGTACAACTGCGGATAAAGGAAAATTAAGAACATTAGCCTTTACTCACAACCAGGCTGGCGTAGGCGATGCGGGATCAACTATCGTGCTAGGAAAACTTCCAGCGGGAACAATTAAAATCATAGGTGGTTTATCTAGATTTTATGTCAATATCGTTGCTGGTTCAGCAACAATAGATATAGGTTGGCAAGCTTACGTAGATGCAAATGGAGCAGACGTTGCTCTTGACGTTGATGGTATGGTTGACGGACTAGATGTTGATACTGTTGGCTACAGAACTATGGAAGGTAATACTGCGGCAACTAAATTGCTTGGTGGTAATCACACTTTCTCTAGTAGAGATGGAGTAGTCATCGCTGTTAAAAGCATTGCTGCTTTAGCTGATGATGATGATCTATCTGGTGTAATCACTTACATAATAGATTAATAAATAGAATTTTAGGGGGAAGCGGGAGACTTAATCCCCCTAGAGTGCATGATAAAGAAAACAGAAAAACCCAAAACCATTACTCATTTACAGAGTGGAAATTATATTTACAGATACGTTTTGGTTGACAGATTTAAAACCGATACAAAAAACCATTTTGGTTTTGATAAAAAATTAGAACAAACTGAAGCGGAAATTTTTGCTTTAGTAACACCAAGAAAATTACGAAGAAAATATATAATTAAAAAATAGGAGACACCATGGCTAAAACTGGATTATACGCTAACATTCACGCTAAACGTAAACGTATCGCTGCGGGTAGTAACGAAAAAATGAGAAAAGTAGGATCAAAAGGATCTCCAACAGCAGCTAACTTTAGACGTTCTGCTAAAACAGCAAAGGCATAATAAATGGCATCAGTAGTTCAAATTTGTAATTCAGCATTAAATCAATTAGGAGCAAGTTCAATTACAGCTCTTACAGAAAATTCAAAAAATGCTAGACTTTGTAATGAAAGATATGAAACAATTAGAGACGCTGTTTTTAGATCTCATCCTTGGAATTGTTTAATTAAAAGAGTTCAATTAGCTAAAGATACAGATACTCCAGCGTGGGGTTTTAGTTTTCAATACACATTACCCGCTGATTGTTTAAGAGTATTACAGATTAGAGATTATGCTTCAGATTATAAAATTGAAGGTAGAAAATTATTAATAAATGAAGATAAAGTTTTTTTAATTTATTCAGCACAAATTACCGATGTCAATGAATTAGATGTTTTGTTAAGAGAAACTATATCTGCGGGTATAGCTTCAGATATTTCTTACGCAATCACTTCTAATTTACAAGTTACAAAACTTATGACAGAAAAATATGGTTTAAAATTATCAGAAGCAAGACATACAGACGCTAGTGAAGGATACAACACAGATCCAACATTAGGTAATACAGATCAAGTAATAACAGAAGATTTCTTAAACAGTAGATTGTAATTATGCCAAAACAACTTTTAAGCATACCGAGCTTCACGGCTGGGGAGCTTTCATCCTCTATGGAGGGTAGAACAGATTTTGCCAAGTATTTTAATGGTGCAAGAAATATTGAAAATTTTGTTGTGTTACCTCACGGGCCAGTAACGAGACGACCAGGCACACAATTTGTATCTGAAATAAAAACCTCATCTGCAAAAACAAGATTAATTCCTTTTACATTTTCAACTGAACAAACTTATATTTTAGAATTTGGTAATCTTTATATTAGATTTTTTAAAGATAGCGGACAAATTACTGAAGGGAATAAAGTTATTTCTGCAATTACTAAAGCTAACCCTGGAGTAGTAACAGCAACTTCACATGGTTATTCTAATGGAGATTTTGTAAATATTTCTGGTGTTGTTGGAATGACAGAGGTTAATAATAAAACTTTTAAAGTTGCAAATAAAGCAACTAATACTTTTCAATTAACAGACATTGATGGCAATAATGTTAATACAACTAATTTTACAACTTACTCATCTGATGGGATAGCAAATAGAATTTATCAAATCACAACAGAATTTACAACTGCACAACTGTTTGATTTAAAATTTGCTCAATCTGCTGACGTTATGTATATTTGTCATCCAGCTCACGAAGTAGAAAAATTATCAAGAACGGGTCACACTTCATGGAGTTTAGATGAAGTTGATTTTTCAGACAACGGGCCATATTTAGATCCTAACACTACAGCAACAACTATAACTCCCGAACAAACAGCAGCAGCCTCAAGTAAAACTTTAACTCTATCTGCTGCAACGGGTGTTAATGTTAATGTCGGGTGGCTTGGAACAGACGTTGGAAGAATAGTAAAATTTAATGGTGGTACTGCAATAATTACAGCTCGAACTAATGCAACAGTAGCGGTTGCTACAATCTTAACTGCATTCACTAATACCGATGCAACAGCTTCTTTTCAACTTGGTGCATTCTCAGATACTACTGGTCATCCTTCATCTGTTTCATTTTTTGAACAAAGATTAGTATTTGCTGCAACATCCGATCAACCCCAAACTATGTTTTTTTCTAAATCTGGAGACTATGAAAATATGTTGACGGGAACTAATGATGATGATGCTATGGTTTATACTATTGCCTCAAATCAAGTTAATGCCATCAAATCTTTAAAAGCTACTAGAACTTTAATCTGTTTAACAACGGGTGGCGAGTATGCTGTATCTTCTGGAAACTCTACCGCTATTACCCCTACAAATATTTCTATTGTTAAACAATCTAACTATGGTTCTGCTAATGTTGACGCATTATCTATTGGTAACGCAACTATCTTTTTACAACGTGCAAAAAGAAAATTAAGAGAGCTTGCTTATAACTTTGATACAGATGGTTACGTTGCTCCCGATTTAACTATTCTTTCAGATCACATTTCCGACACGGGTATTGTTCAAATGGATTACCAACAAGAACCTTATTCTGTTGTATGGGCTGCAAGAACAGATGGCGTATTATCTGGCTTAACTTATAATAGATTAGAAAATGTCGTAGCCTGGCACAGACATATTTTAGGTGGTAAATCAGATACGACTAAAAATATTATTCAACAACAAATTTCTTTTGTATCAAATGCAACTATTGTAAGCACAACAAATAACACAATTACTTCTGCTTCTCATGGTTTATCAACTGGGGATCCCGTTTATTATTATGCAGCATCTAATATTATTGGAGGATTAAATAATTCCAATCTTTATTACGCAATAGCTACTGATAGCAATACTCTTAAATTAGCGACAACTTCTGTTAAAGCTACAGCTGGAACAGCTATTTCATTAACTACAGTTCCAAGTGTAAACACCACACAATATATCTATCAAGGTATAAACATATCTTCTAATTTTATTTATTCTGTAGCTCATGGATTTAAAACTGGAGATATTTTTTATTATGACAATACTGGAACTACTATTGGTGGATTAGTTGAAAATAAAAAATATTATATTGAAAAAATTGATAACAACCAAATTAAACTGTATTCAGATAAAAATTTAACAACCGTTGTTAGTTTAACTTCAGCACATACAACTGAACAAACTGATAATATTTTAACTCATGCTAAAGTTGAAAGTGTTGCAGTAATTGATGGCGATAACGATGAAGATCAAGTTTATTTAATTATTCAAAGATTTATTAATGGAGCTGTTAGACGTTATGTTGAATTTTTTACTCCATTTAATTTTTCAAAAGATGTAACAGCATTTCATTATTTAGATAGTGGATTAGGTTATGTTGGTGGAGAAACTTCTACATTAAGTGGTTTAGATCATTTAGAAGGAGAGGTAGTTGATATTATTAGTGAAGGCTCAACACAAACAAGTAAATCAGTTACGGGTGGTGGGATTTCATTAGATCTTGGAACGGAACAAGCTAAAGTTGGTTTACTATATTCTTCTGATTTACAAACAATGAGATTAGATGAGGGTTTTTCACAAACTACTCAAACAAAAACTAAAAGAGTTTACGATTTATCTATAAGATTTGAAGATACAGTAGGAGCTAGTGTGGGGCCAAATGAAGCAAACTTAACAGCTTTAGATTTTAGATCTAGTGGTGCAGCTATGAATTTACCTATTCCATTATTTAGTGGAGATAAATCTATTGAATTTGATAGTGGTTACGGCACAGAAGGATTGGTTTATATTCAACAACCTCAAGCATTACCAATGACAATACTAGGAATATACCCAAGATTGGAGACAGAAAGTGTCTAACATAGAATTTATACCCTTTGAAAACGAACACGCAGAATTTATTTTAGATCAAGGATTAAATTCTAAATTATTAGAGTTAAAACCAGAGCATAGAAAATATGCTTACTATCTTAAAGAAATTGGAATGTCGTTTACTGGAATGTTAAATAACAAACCCATTGCGGCTGGTGGAGTGTTTCCACTCTGGGATGGTGTTGCTGAAGGGTGGGTATTAGCAACTGAAGAAATAAATAAGTATCCAATAACATTTTCAAAAGTTATTAAATTAAGGTGCGATATGCTTTTAAAAAATAATTCTATTAAAAGATTTCAAACAAGTGTCAAAGCAGATTGTGATGTTGCTATCCGATTTGCAAAATTTTTAGGTTTAAAAGAGGAAGGTTTAATGAAGAACTACGGGCCAGATGGAGCAGACTTTTACAGATTTGCGAGGATTTTATAATGAGTTTTTTAGGAGATATATTTGCGGGTAAAGCTGAACAGAAAGCAGCAAATTTTAACGCAAAAATAATTGAAGATAATAAAAAGATTAAACTTGGAGAAGCTAAACAGATCATGTCTGTTCACAATGATTTTAATCTGCCAAGATTTGATAAAACAGTTGAAGAAATACAAGGTGCAGCAACAGTAAATTATGCAAGTAGCGGTGTCGCTTTATCGGGTACAGTTATTGAAGCTCTTTATCAAAATGAATTAGAATTACAAACTGACAGAGACGTTATGACATTTAATGCAGAGAACGCTAGAGACAGATCCGAGAATGAAGCAATTATGATGCAAG